GGTGCTCCCTGAGTAGTGAGTTAAATGGTCCAGTTCTCCAGGATACAGCCAAACATATTGTCCCCTAGTGTCGGCCTAGTATGTCGTAACGGTGTATAAATCTAGATGGTAAACACGGCTAGGGGATAATAAAAAGGAGAATAAATGACATACGATGAAAATAATAATCCTTTAGAGTTTGAAAAAAGCTTTGAAGAACGATTAAAAAATCATAAAAATGTAGACCCTTGGAGTAAAGAGGGTATAGAAGAACGTGAAGAGTTCTACAAACTATATGGTAGAGGTTGGTTTTGGTTTACAGACACAGGGTTTGTTCCAAGATATGCTGATAGTTGGGTAGAACAATTTAGAATAAAGGATACAGATGGAAACGAATAAAAAAGATATGGATAATATGTGGGTATGCGATTATTGTGGTTCAGAAGAAGTAGACGAAAAAGCGTGGGTTAATATGAATACTCTTGAAGTTACAGAAAGTGTAGATGATACTCCACGTTGGTGCAATATTTGTAATGACGAGGTAGCACCCATGACATACTTTGATTGGTGTGAACAGATTGCTGAAGAATGTGGAGGCAATAAAGATAAATATGATGAAATAACAAGCGGGAGTAGAATGTGAAAAGTAGAAAAAACATAACATTAAATGATGATGGTAGAATAGACGCTTCTATAAAAATAGATATATATTATTCTTTTGACGAAGAAACTGGATACCATTTAGATACTGATAGTATAACAGCAGAGTTTGAAGAAAGATTATCTGAGATAGAAGATGATATATCAAACTTAAATCACGAACGCAATGACCATTTAAGAACAAAACATATGGAGGGCTAGTGAGAAAAGTAAATGAAATGAACAACCTTGTAACTGATGAAGAATGTAAAAATGCGTTAGAATACTTTTGGTCGTTAGATATGCTTAATAATCGTATGAATAGCGATGAAAAATATTATTGTAAAATATTATTAAAAAGAGTTGCTAATACATTAGATATAACATTAATAGATGGAGAAGATAATGGAGAATAACACAAGAATAATAACTAACATACAAAATACTTTGAAGATGGTTCGTGAACAACTTGATGCTGAAAATAAAATACCAAAAAAAGTAAAGTATACATCATTACTAATTGATGACATTGGTCAACGATTAGATATTGGTGCTGAAAAGTATGGTAGACAAGTACCAATAGAAGAATCAGATGGTAGAATATTTACACAAGAAGCATACGAAGAGCTATGTGATGCTATTGTGTATTTATCTTCTATAGGATTAAATTTAATTAGTAAAGCAAGAGATGAAGATGCACGACATCATGCACATATGATGGGCAATATATTGTTTAATACTTGTTATCAAACAATTGAATATATGGAGTTGATATATGATAAAAAAACGATATAGAAAAGATGAATTACAATTACTTGCAAAACAGTTTGTAATGAAACGAATAGAAGGGTTTGAGATAGAAGAACAACGCAAGTATTATCTTGAACCTAAATTAGTAGACGAATGGTCATACTATGTCTATTGTACCTGGAGAGAAAATACTATGATAAGAGGTTGGGATTTGAGATATCTTGATGACACACCCCTTGGTATGCCTGCGGTTATGGATAAACGTAGGTATGAATAGATAAAGTAATTGGATTAGTGAGTTATTAATTGTAACTTACTAGTCCAATAATAATAATAATAAAAATAAAATAAGGATAAAATATGAAATTCAAAGGTAAGGAATATACCGAAGTAAAAGATAGAATCATCGCATTCGCAGATGAATTTCCAGAATCAACTATTGAAACACAAGTACTGAGTGTAAATCAAATTGTAGATACACCAACAGGTGAATCTTGCAATGAGTATGTTATAAAAGCAATAGTTAGACCAAACCCTGTACAACAACCAGAATGGTTTTATGTTGGTCATGCAGCAGAACGTGATAATACAGGATTTGTAAACAAAACATCAGCATTAGAAAATGGTGAAACATCAGCAGTAGGTCGTGCATTAGCATTTGCAGGCTTTGGTGGTGACTTTTCTATTGCTAGTAAAGAAGAAGTAGACAATGCTAAAGCTAAACAAAAAGCTATTAATCCAACAGTAGCATCATTATCAGCTATGGATAAAGCAGCTAACAATGCAGCTAAAGCAGGTACACTACCAGAAGAAGACCACCTTAGATACAAACAGAAACGACAAGCTGGATTCTTTGATACAAAACTAAAAGTAAGTCAGAGTACAGAGTACTTTGAATCGTTAACGAAAACAGAAGGAGCTAAATAAATGGCTATTACTGGAACAAAAGTGAAAACCAACACTTCCAATAAAAATTGGTTTATTAATCACTGTAAAATTGTAGAAATAGAACAAATAGATTCTCAATACAATGATTGCAGTATTCGATTAAAATACGAAGATGTAGATAGTGGATATAATTATACTGCATTCATCAATCAGAACTTTGAAAAAGATAATAATGGTATTGTAACTGGACTAAAATATCCAGATGATGTTAATACATTATATCTTGCAGCTAACGCTGATTTAAATGTATCTGATGTAGGAGAAGTCAATGTAGAAACCTTGATTGGTAAAGAAGTAGCAGTACTGAATTATAAATCAACTGGTAAATACAAGAATGCTACATGGGGAGTAGTATCATCTTTAGATAAAACAGATGAACTTGGTAAACGTTTTATGGACCAAGTTGCTAAAGGTTATCCAAAGAACTACATGCAACCTGATTCAAGTGCACCGCAAACAACAGATACCTTTGGTGTAGATAAAGTGTCGGTTGACGACTTACCATTTTAATGACTGCACAAGACATTCTATTAAGATGGATTGACTCTAAGGCTAAGTCTTCCGATGGACACTTTGCTAGCTATGATTTAGAAAGCGAAGTCCCTGTATACGGAAGACTAGCACATCAGAAAGTACATACCCCAAGTACTTATTCTAGGGCATTTAGAAAGATACGTGAAGGTAACACTTTAATGCGTTTAGGAATAGAGTTAGAAGAATATATTAATTCAGATACAAAGGTAAAAGGATGGAAAATAAAGAGACTATAATTGAAATAATCAATGGTAGTGTCGCTAATCGTAATACTGTTGGTACTGTAAAAGAGTTTGACGAAATGATTAAAAAGCATTGTTGGAATGGTGAAATGTATAGAAGCTATTATAGCTTTGATGAAACTATGAAAGATTATGTTGAGAATAATCGTACAGTCAAAGGATTTGATGGACTAACATATTTAGATTCAATCATCTTGGATGTGGACAAAGGGAATATACCTAATGACCAATTCCAACCTTACTTGTTACAATGCCTAGGAGAAATAGAAGACCTGGGCATTAACAAGAAGCACGTCAACATATGGTTTAGTGGTAATGGATATCATATAGAACTATTAAATGTATTTGGCTTTCAACCTAGTAGAGTATTACATGAAAAAGTAAAACTTACTATGAAAGAACATTTATCATTTGCAGATAGTATCTTTGATAAAACACGTATCATTAGAGCACCATGGAGTGTGAATAAGAAGACTGGATTGTATAAGGTATTTATTCCTTATCACAGAATCTGGGAATTAGATTATGAAGAAGTCGCTGAAATGGCTTCTAATATAGATTCATACAAGACGTACCAAGAAGAAGATTGTGATTGGTATGACACTTACTTCAGAGATAAAGAAGTAGAACCATACTTACAGAATCTTATTGTATCAACATCGCAAGCTGTATCTACAGGTAGATATCGTAGTAAAGATACTACATCGGTAGTTACGTGTATGCAGCACGCATTTAATGAAGGTCCTGTTGAAGGACAACGTAATATGAAAATGATGCGTATGTCTAGTACATACAAACGTGCAGGTGTTCCTTACATTGTTGCCTTAAATGGTATGTTACAATGGAGTGCTGGAACAATGGATGATGAAGAAATAATAAGAACAGTAAGTAATGTATATGATGGTAACTACCAATATGGATGTCAAGATGTAATTATGGCAGAATATTGTGACCCTAAGTGTATTCATTTTAAAAGAAAAGATTACACATTGGATATCAAGAATGTTGAAGATATGACAAAATCGTTGGTAGAGTACTTACAAAATGACTTAACAAAGATGTCAATTAATATGGCAGATATATTTGATTGTCAAGACTATATCATTAAACCTGGAGAGTTAGTTGTATTTTCTGGTGATACTGGTATGGGTAAATCTGCATTTGTACAAAATGTAGTTACTAAAGCTAATAAGAAAACATTATTCCTTTCATTAGAAATGAATGAATTTCTAACCTTTAGACGATTTGTACAGATAGCTAACAATCAAACAGAAGATTGGGTAATCAATCAAGTCAAAGCAAATCCTAATATATCTTTCAAAGAACAATTAGGTCATATACAAGTAATGACAATAGCACCAGAGATTGAAGCTATTAAGAAGGTAATTGCAACGCATGAACCTAATATCTTAGTAGTAGACACGACTGATGAAGTGCACGTTGATAGAGTAGAGTCTGAAATACAACGACAAAACATTATCATTGGTGCATTAAAAGAAATGGCACAGAAACATAATATAATTATTATAGCTGTGCATCACGTAAACAAGATATCTGCAGCAGGTAACACCATAGCATTGCATTCATTAAAAGGTAGTACTAATGTAGTACAAAAAGCAGATAAAGTAATAATGGTTAAAGGTAATCGTGACGAGAAAGCTAGAGTAGTAACTAGTGAGAAGTCAAGAGATGATGGCAAGTTTGAAATGACATCATTGTTTGATTACGAAACAATGACCTTTAGACAAGTAGATTGGAGTTAATAATGATAAAAATAAGAACAGTTAACAAATCAGATATTATGGCACAAGAAATTGTGTTTTTGTATTTATTTGTTATTGGTGTTACATATCAAAAAGAAAGAGGAGAACACTTTTCATTTAATTTTGGAATAGGTCCAATTGGATTAGAGTTCACTTTGAGGTTGTGGAATGGCACATCCAAATAAGATACGTGGTAATGCTCTTGAACGAGAAATCGTAAATCAATCTAAAGAGGAAGGGCTCTCTGCAAAGAGGGCCTATGCCTCCGATGGTAGGTCACTAGGTTATAGTGAAGTAGTAGATTGTGTAGTAGAGGATTGGACCATACAAGCAAAGAGAAAAAAGAAAATAGCACAATGGTTGTATCCAGAGTACCATGGAGATGATGTAGATGCGATTGTGACAAGAATGGATAGAAAAGAGGCGTTAATAGTTATGCCTCTAAAAAAATGGATAAAAATGATGAAGGAGATAAAAGATGGCAAAAGTAAATCTAAGTAAAGAAGAAGTAGAAATGGCGATAAAAGGTTTAGCTAATATAGTCACTATTAAACATAGATATAGAGAAGTTAAAATGCCTAACTTGGATATAGATATGATTAGAGAAGTATTACATAAACTAGAAGCACCATTTGAAGAAAAATACAATAAGATAATAAGAGATTCAGAAGACAAACAACCTAGAATAGGGAATTGTGAGTGTTGCGATGACTAAATTTAAGAAAGAAGAATTGTTGATAATGCGGTCTTCATTGCTTAACTTTAAGAAAGCACCTTGGGTGTCAGATGAAGAGAAAAAAATAATAAAAAATATTTTAAATAAAATTAGAAAACTATTTGAAGAAGAATAATAATTATTGGCCTACATAATACGGCTTAAAAGGAGTCGGGCAGGTATTCAATCCTGTGCCTTTATTTAACGTTAAATTTAATAAATAAAGGAGATTATTGATTTAATTGCACTATGGTTGGCCATCAACCACTGGTTGGTGCTGTAGTATAATTTAATTAGTAGGCCAATAAAACAAGGAGATAATATGAAACCATTAAGAGACGAAGTTGTAATAAAGCAGCAGTCAAGAGAAAACAAAACAGAAACAGGTATTATTTTAACAACAGATGTAGCAATCAAAGAAAACGTTGGTGAAGTAGTAGCTCTTGGTAGTAAAGCAGAAGAACTAGAAATTGGAGACAAAGTATTATTTGGTCCAGGATTTGTAGTTCAAGAAATAGATAGAAAAGAATATTTAATTATGAGTACCAAAAATATTCTATTAGTGTTAAATAACGAATGATTATTCCTTATAAAAAACAATACGAAGTATTGAAAAAAGAATATGAAGAGTTGTCTAAAGAATTAAACCAATACGCTGATTTAAGTTTAAATGAATTTAAAGACCGTAAAAGCTTAATAACAAGGTTATATAAACTTGAAAAAGAATTAGAAAAAGAAAAAAGAAATAACAAATACTCCACAGAATACTTAGCTATTTTAGTTTGGCTTTATGGTATTGATAAAAAAAAGTATAATAAAGTAGTTGAAGATATATGTAAAAAAATATATGATGACTATGAATGGAAGTCAGAAATACTAGGATATGATTTTTTGCATATGCATCTTTCAGAAAATAATAAATATGCAGATGAGTTATTTGATTTATTTCACCAAGAAAGTGAGGACTAAATGGAATATAATGCTGATTTTCAATACGATTTAAAGTTTGGGCAAGAAGGTGAAACTGAAATTGCAAAACTATTAAATAATTCTGAAGTTGAAGTAAAACGTGATAGACAGACTCAAAAAACTGGTAATGTATATATAGAATATGAATCAAGAGGTAAACCATCTGGTATTAAAACTACCAAAGCTAATAAGTGGGCATACATATTACAAGATGGCTGCATTCTTATTGTTGATACAGAACTACTAAAAAAAGCATTACGTTATTTAATTAAAGCTAGACTATGTGTAAAAGATATGTCTGGTGGTGATGATAATACATCAGTAGGTGTATTAGTAAGTGTAGAAAGACTAATGGAAGGTATAAGAAAAGTACAATGAAAGATGATAAAACTTGGAGTTTAACAAAAGAGTATGAAGATAATAAAAATAATATCATATTTAAAGATAAATTCCCATTAAAACGTCTTTTGAGTGATTTATCTAAAGAAAATGACAAGTTGCTCAAAAAAAGTCCACGAGAATAGCCTTAGAAGCTCTTAAAATAAATTCTTTGATATAACTATCGCCTAAATAAAGATAGTGCGATGTCGTATTGATTAGGAGCTTAAACCTATATTAATGGTATATCTAATCTAAATCTTCTTCTATTTCTTCTTCATTTGCTTCAATCTGGTCTCTTCTGAGTTCATGAAGCGTATGAACTGGAATACCAAACATAAATTCACCAAACATAGCAGGACTTTTATACGTTCTTGCTACATCTCTACCAAATCTACCAAATGGAAAATAAGTTGCTAATTGATATTTAGTTAAATTCTCAAAATCTTGATTTAATAATGCAGTTGTTGGTGCTAAAACAAAACGAGCTATAGGTGGTGTTACAATACTTAATGGTGATAATACTGGATGTGGGTATTGACTAAAGAACGCACGTTCTCTTTCTTCTTCATCACCAAATAATAACATAGCAGTATCTTGCATCCAATTCATTGGCGGTGATAATGCATAGTCAAATATACTTGCAACAAATATATTAGCAAGTGATAATGCCATTAAATCTGCAGTAAGTTGTCGTTGTGCTCTTTGTGTTTTGTAGCCACCAGACCATTCTTCAAACTTAGCACCTCTATATATTTTAATTCTTCTACCAATACTATTCCAAGCATAAGGATGGAAACGTGTCATAACTCTACCTAAAGATGTATTAGCTACATTAGGTCGTTGTGTTGCGTGGTAAATAAACTGTGATGCTTTTACAGTTCTATTTGCTAACTGAATCAATATAGGATGGTCAAATGGTAAATTTTTACCAAACTCACCTAACATTTGTCTTGCATTAATATATGCTGCATCCCAAGTTCTACTACGTAATAAAAACTCAGACTTTCTCATAAACACAGCACCAGCATTAGTAATAGCTTTACCTGCACCTACTTCTTTAAATACTTCTCTAGTAGTCATATCTGCAAAGTTATCAAACTCTTTGTCGTTCTTAGCACGTAATCCATCTTTACTTAATGTTCTAGATACAGTTTTTACTGCTTTAACTAATGGTTCTGACATACCTACCATTTGGAATCTTGAATCTTTTTGTGCTTCATTAATTAACATATCTTCAAAAGTACCAATGTATGCTTGCCACTCTTCCCATTCTTTTCTATTTCTAATTCTTTTAGTAATAACTTCTCCACTAGCAGAGTCTAAAATTTTATAAGTTGTATTTTTACCCCATACATTATCATTCCACCAAGTATCAGATAATGCATTTGTAAATGGTTTTAATCCTACATCAGTAATGGTATTACTACCACCACCATAAATATTAGTAATAAATGTTTTAGGGTGAAACAACAACGACATCATTTCAAATTTACCTTCAAGGTCATTTAAATTTTGTCCTAATCTTGCTATATACATATCTCTTGCTGCTCTATTTTTAGGTGCTGCATCTAATATTTTACCACCAAATACTTTATCTAAACGCTCAGTAAAGTTTATAACAGATTCATCAGTCAACAACCCATAGCCATTACCAAATCTACCTATCTTATTTATATTTTTTTCTTGTAATAATTTAGCTAGGTTTTCCATCTTAGCTTGTTTTGCTAAATCTAATGAACGTTCTTGTCTTGTATCAGCATCTATATTATCTCTTTTCATTTTAGATATCTCAGCTCTAATTTCACCACGTTGTATAGTGCTTAATCCTATGTGATAATCTACACGTTCTAAAAAGTCTTTTTGTTTACGCATACCTTTTACAAAACTTTTATCAAAATTATTTGCAGCATAATCTTTTAGTAAATCAAATTCTTTTTGTGTAATACCATGGATATCAAAGTTACGTATAGAAGGATATCCCATTTGATTCTTAGCAACATCCATCATAAAATATGCCCAAGACTCTGTAATGTCTTTATCTTTTCTTAATGGATTTTTTTCTACAAAACGTTTAATGTTATTACCTACCTTTAATGATAGATTACTATTAATTAAGTTTCTATACATAGAACCTACATATCTATCTACGTGATTAATACCAAGGTCCCATTCAGGTAAACTAACTTCTTCACTTCTACCTTTTAGATGTCCATTGTATCTACCCATACCCATAGATTTTTGTAAAGTAAAATCTTCTATAATAGCAAGTTCTGCTATGTCATTTAACTTGTCTACACCTTTGGTGTTATACCCTTCGTATTTTTCTCTTAATGACACTTCATATCTTAACAATGCTCTTTTTAATGCTACTTCTCCTTGATTGCTTGCTGCATACTCTAAATCTATTGATGATAATATACTTGGGTCTTTAGTAGCTTTTTCTAATTCTTTTTGTATAATTTTTTCTATAGCTACTTCGTTTTGTTCTCTTCTAAAATTAGTACCAAAAGGGTCAGTATGTGGAACGTAATGTTTAACAGTACCATCAGATGATACATATCTACCTAAACTAACAGTTTTAGTTAATGGTTTATTACGCATGTAATTTTCCATTTCTTTTCTAACTACAGCAAATTCTTCTTTAGATAGCTGTTTAGTAAAATCTAGCTTAACCATCTTTCCTTTAACTTTTACTTCTTTCTCAAACACACGTTCAAGATGTTCATTCAATCTTTGGTAATATCTAAAAAAGTTTACATCAGTTAATGAAGGTAGCTTTCTTAAAGCACTAAGTGGGTCACTAGCAATCAACTCACTAAGACCAGCATACAATGCATCTACTTTACTTCTATTAGATAGTAATCCATTAGAATCTAAGAACAATCTTTGTAGCTGTTGTATATCATAAGCTATTTGTTTATCTACATAATTTTTTTCATTTGGTTTTGGTTGTGTTAATAAATCACCTTCTGGTATTTTATATTCATTAATCTTTTTACCTAGTGTTACAAGTTTGTCTTTCAATACACTACTTCTACTCATAATAACATCTTTCATAACTTGAGTCATAATGTTTGTATAAGATTCGTTAATCATCTTTACTACTTGTTCTGGTGTTTTGCTAACACGTTCACCTTTTGTACCAGTCTCAGTTTCAAACTTAAACTTAATACCTTCTTTGGTCATTTTATCAAACTCTGCTTTGAGTGTTTTGTATTTGTTTTCTATATTTATTTCTTGTTCTCTGTTTTTAATACCATCATAAAACTTTAATGTTCCATCTTTAGCAGGATTTGCTTCTCTTAATATCATAGTATATTTGAATAGAGTAGTAAAGTTATTACCTTGTGCTCTATCTTCTGGTCTAATTAAACGTAAACTTTGTTCTATTTGTTCTTCAATATCTTTTTGTTTAGCATTATTCATTTGATGGAATGCAAGTGTCATTTCAGTATTCAGTTCAATAGTACTGTATGGCATTGTACCAACTTTAAATTTAATATTACCATCTTTATCTTTAACTACGTTTTCTACACGACCCATTGTTTGGTCTTTTTCTGCATTCTCAATAAACTTTAACTGGTCTTTTAATGTAGTAGTAGCAAAATGTTCAAACCATTTAGGTGCCCCTTCTATACTATAGGTTCCAGTTTCTTTATCAAACTTAATAGACTTTTGAAGTAATCTTTTTACAATACCAGGTTGTAACATAGAATCATAATAGTTCATAAAATTATTGATATCTTTTGCAGTAGCATCATTAAACTCTTTACCTACCTGAAATCCTTGGAATGGTCTACCAGTGGTAAAAGATTCAAACTGAGCATCAATAGTAGAACCAAATCCTTTGTGAGTTCTTAAGAAATTTTCTAATCTACGTAATACAGCTTTACCATAGTCAGTAAGATTAGGGTCTTTATATGCTTGTTCAAAATCAATCTTAGCTATACCTTCTTTGTCTACTTTAATTTTAGCATATTGTTCTTCTATAACTTCTATTTCTTTTTCTTGTTTTTCTTTTGCTATTTCTTCACGTACACCTTTTTCTAAGTCTTTAGCTTTTACTGTTCTAGTTTTACTTACTGGTATATCTGCATTATCAGTAGTCTCTGGTGCTTTAATTTCATTTGTTTTGTTATATACAGCATCTATGGTGTTAAAAAATACTTTACTATTCGCAGGGTCTATAGCAGGATTCTTGAACATTAATTCGTTTTGCAATCCTTCTATAGCATTCTTAATGTTTCTTACTTCTGATAGCTTTGCATTAGTATCACTGTCATACTTCATGGTATTTTCATCAGGAAATGTTTTTTCTAACTCTTTGTATATTTCTTGTATTCTGTCATAACCTTCATTCAATGTATACTCTACATTCTTTTTTAGTTTATTATTATAGATAGCATCACCAAGCTTAGGGTTGCCTTTTGTTTTTACAATAGGATGTGCGTGTAATGCAAAGTCCATAAATGCATACATCTCTCTACGTACAACGTTTAATGCCTTTGGATTCTTAATACGTTTACTTAACATAGTGTTCATCACTTTTTTCATATCAAGTATAGACTCTGCAATAGCCCTAGTGTTTTCACCTTGTTTCATTTCAAAAGTTTTTCTTAGTATGGTTTGTAAATCCTGTATGATGTTTTCTCTAGCCATACCTTGTTTACTTAATAACTCTATAATGTAATCTCCTTTACGTGTTAACAAATCAACACCAATAAGATTATTTACTGTTCCTCTAAGATTCTTACCACCTTTCAAATCATTAGTTAAAAACTTTACATTCAAGTCTTTGTAAAAATCTAACAACTCTAATTCTTTAAACGTACTACTCTTTTTAAGGTTTTGATATGTACGTTGTAAATATGCTACCACATTTTCTGGACTAGTAAATTTAAAGTTTAAAAACTCTCCACCCATATCTAGCTTAGATAATAATTGTGCTTGTTGCATAAAGTAATTTGTTTCTGCACCTTGTTTCATATATGGTTGCCATTGGTCTATAAAGTCTTTAGCAGCTTTAATTAATGATGGATTTTTAATTTTTCTATATTTTCCTTTACCAACATATCTATGCTCAGGATTTACCCATACATCTTTTTTACTTTGTATAGCTTTAGAAAATACTTTAAATGCATGTAAACTTGTTTTCTTGTTATTGGTTAATGTATACCATTTACTAGATTTTTGTGTGCTAACATCTTTACCATTACGTTGTACTGTAAAAAATGTTTCAAATATCTTTTGTACATTATCAGTAGCTTTACCAATTTTTACAAACTCTGCACTATCTACTGCAATATTAATACCAGTATAACTTACATCTTTTAAGAATGCAAAGTCGTTTAGTTTAATTTTTAAGGTGTATCCATTACCAATATCTAGTCTACCACCATTGGTAGTTATAATATCAAATAACATCTGAAAGTCTGTAGTAGCATTTACAATAGTACCTACTGCTTTCTTACCTTCATATGCAGCTTTAGCAGCTTTTAATCTTTCTTTGGTACTAAATAACATAGATAGTTTTTGACCTTCGCTAATTTTCTTATCTTGAAATACTACATCAAATAAAGTTTCTGCAATACTACGACCTTGTTTGTCGTATTTATTTTTCATTGCTTTTAAATCTCTAGGTGTAGCAGTAATATTACCATCTTGTAATTCATATTGTATTTTAGGATTACTAAATGCTTTTTTAACTATAGAAGGTAATGATTGATATCCTGTTACTGTATCGCCATCTTTATCCATACCACCTAAATACAAATCATTTAACTCTGATGCAAAGAAATTATATCCACCACGTTCTACAAACCCTTTAAATACCAATGCTCTTACACCGCCATTACCACTATTAGGTGTACGCATTACTAAAAATGTTAAAGCATCTTCTAGTAAATCTAACTTTAACTTATCTTCTTTAGTCTTTTGAAGTTTTTTGTATTGTTTATATGCTTGTTCAAGAGTCATTACTTCTTGACCAACTTTAATAGGATTCTTTCTGTGTTGTTCTCCAAGCATAAACTCTGCTTCTTTAAGTCCATGCATACGTTCTAGACGTGGTGTATACAGCCCAGCATAGGCCTTAAATCCACTTTCTACACCTATTTGATTACTTCTGCCTACAATGTATCTAGCAAGGATATTAGATATAAAATTTTGATTCTCTTTCATTACATTAAATGCGTAATCAGTTTTCTTTAATACCTCTGGTGTAAATCCTAGTTCTGCTATTTCTGCCATATCTAATGTAGCAACGTCAGATAGGTCTACAGTATCTTTATTAACCTGTTTGTTTAGTTGATTTACTATTTCCTTTGCTCTTTTGGTAGTAGGATTTGCTTGTAATGTATCGATTAAATCTTGTACTTTAATAGTGTCAATGTCAAAATTAATATAATCATCTCCACCTTTTAAAAATTCTTGTGTTAATTTTTTATTACCTTCCATGTTGTTAATACGTAGTTCTTGTATTGCATCAAAATATGTTTGGTCAAAATCTTGTAATGTATTCTTATCTAAAAATTGTTTGTATAACTTTAATTTTTTTTGTCTGTTAATTTCTTGTTTTTGTTTATATACATAGTCGGTAACCGATTCATTAATACCAAGTTCTTCAGGTCTAATCTTAGCAACGTCTAATGCATCTTTAAATGACCAAGAATCGTTCTTACTTTCTATCAATTCATTAAGTTTTAATTTACCAAGCTGTTTAATACCACTACCATATACTAGAATATGTGTATTAGTGTCCATCATTAATTTATTTAGTCCAGCAGACTCTGGTTTAAATCCACCTGATTTAGTACGTATTTCTCCTCTACCCATTCTAGGGTTTGCTACAATAACAGGTTTTAAAAATCCATAATCTTTGGCCCAACCAAATTTATTACCAATAGTATTCCATACATCTTCTCTAATAATGAAACCACCATCAGTTCCAGATTCTAATTCTATACCATACTTCTTTAATTTTTTATCAGTAACACCTACTAGGTTTAGATATCCGTATATACCACCATCCATAACTTTAGCAAGGTCTGTTGCATCCATAGGTACTACATCACTTTGTGGTAATGTGTCGTATTTGTTATCTTTTAATACATCACCATTAATCTTACCTTCAGCTATATCTTGTTTTAATTCTTTTAATGCTTTTTTTAAATCTGCTTTATTAACAGTAGGTCGTTCTATATATCCATTGTCTAACAACTTATATACCATATTAGATGCCATCTCTAATTGTTCTGTTGCACTTTTTAAATACTCTTTACTAACACCAGATTCAAGCATAGCTTCTACATAAGTGTTTAATTTTTCTTTTACATTGTTTGGTACTCTTTGCAGTATGACTGTTCCTTTGTCTTTAGCACCACCATAGATATAATAATCACTATATTCTACTAATATGTTTTCATATAACTTATCAAGTTCTGCTTTACTATATATGTCTAATGGTTCTTTATATATACCAGGATTCTTTGGGTCTTCTGCTTTTCTAATAATAACACGTGTATCAAGCCCATATCGTTCGTTAATAGAGTTTTCAGCAGTACGTTCTACTAAATTTTTACCATTTTTATCTACTTCTAGTTTAGGTTTACCCTTAGAATCTTTACCAGTACCTATTTCAACAATTTCTCCTGACGCATTAATAGCAAATTGAGAACGTTCTGCATAGGTTTTAATGCGTAAAAACATAGACTTTAAAGGAACTTCGCCTACTTCATTTGTAAACTTTACCCCTTTAAATTTGCTTTGAACATAAGATTCAAATCCAGAATAATCATTGATATTTTCATATACACCTTCAATTAATAATTGTTTTGTGTCATATTTACCTAGATTATAATTGCTAGGGTCTTTTAGTATTTGTTGATATACTTTGTCTAAAGATGTATTAATACTTATAGGGTCGTTTATATCACCATCTTTTGATTTCATATAAGCATTATACTCTGGGTCAAAAGAATCTAATAATCTTTTTTGAACTTCTTCTATTTGAAACTTTTCTACTGCTTTTTCTACTACCTCTTGACGTTCTTGTGTTTTTCTAGCAAAGTCTTTATCTGTTTCAAATCTTTTAATATATAAATCTACTGGTGTTCTACCTCTATCCATTAATGCCTGAACAACATCTGACTTTGTTGCTTCTTCCGATAATTCTTTTAGTTGTTCTGGATTAGCTTTTTCAATATCTATTTTCTTTTCTTCAGCTATCTTAACAATCTCTCTATCAATAATAAGTTTAGCACCTATTTTTTGTGCACGTTGTTGTTGTTGTAAATACAATGTATTAACGTGCTTATCAAACATTTCTTGTACTTCAGGATTCTCTTTATATATCTCAGTCTTTTGTATGTCTTTCTTATATCTGTTAATGTTGCTATTACCATTCATCATAGGGTTTTCAGCAATCATCTTTCTAAACTTAATTTCTTGTGGTGATTTAGAGTTTGCACCAAAAAAGAATCCCATCATATATTCATAGACTTGCTCTGGTAATGGTAATTGATTATAAGTAGCCATACCACCTTGGAATGATGCACCTGCAATACCACGTGCAAATGCATTAGCTGCAGTTTCATTAGTTAAAGAGTTGTCTGCTGCATCACGTACTGCCTGCTCTCCTAGTTTTCTTGTCTTAGGATTTGATAATAACTTAGATATGTTTACATAACGACCAATACCACCAAAGGTAACCCCTGCTAGTGCACCATGCATTGTAGATTCTGCAATAGCTTTTGGTCCTTTCCATACAGAACTAGCACCTAATGCAATACCAAGATGTACACCTTCTTTAGCTAGTTGTTGAAATGTTTCATTTTTAAATAAACCTTTAGATAAAAATCCTTGTGATAATAAACCAGATGATGCAATCTTTTTTTCTATATTATCAGTAACCATGTCGGCTACACGCATAGGTATAGAACGTATCTGCCAACCTTTTAAATCTTTTATTTCTTTTTCACCAGCTTTTAATGCTAGCTTTACAGCTTTTTCTTGACCTTCTTCTGCTATAAACTTAGCAAATGGTCTAAATCCACCTATTTCTATTTTAGCTGCACCTTGACCCATTGATGCTGCTAAACCACTAGCAGATTGCTTTATAGACTCTTCAGCTGCTTCTGCTGCAACTACTTGGTCTGCTATCTTACTACGTTTAGTTGCTGCTTCTGTAGTTGGTCTACCTACTGCACGTTTTACTGCTAACTTAGCACCACCTCTTTTAGCTATAACACCTGGTACTGCAGCACCCATAGATAATACACTAGCTATAATATCAGGAGCAAATCCTATAAAGTGACCTACCTTATTAGCTAATGCTTCTGTTTGTGTATCAGCTTCTGATGCCCAACCTAGTGTGGTAAATCCTTCTACAACACCAGAAGTAAATTGATTTAATACGTCACCTACACTATTCTCAGATGATGCCATATCTCTATTGAAATCAATGTCATTAGCCTTCATTCTTTTTTCAATGAAGTCTACATCTTCTTCTGAAAAATCACGTGGATTAGACTTATAAGCTAAGTCTATTCTAGTTAAATATGTTTGTTTATCAATTAATCTTTGTGAATAAAGATTATTCAAATACTGCAATTGTGTATTCAATTTAGTCTCCTAACGCATCTAGAAGTTCGTTATAAACTTTTTGTTCATATTTATTAAAGTTTTGAGTTTCTCCACTATTAGCTATAGACAATAAACTTTTTTGTAGATTTTTTTTATCTTCATAATATTGTTTATCTTGTGAAGAACCTGGTAATACATTTGCAGCATCCTCTGCTTCGTACTGAATAAATTTTTCAACATTTTCATTCAAATCATATAAAGCTCTTCTAGTTAAATATGTTTTAGCTTTTTCAGATGACATTAAATATGGAACTCCTGTTCCTTTTCCTATTCCAGTAAAACCAAATGTTCCATAAACTTTTCCAGATTCTACTCTAGTGCGTTCCATTGCATCACCTAAAACTGGTTTTACGCTAACATCTTTTCCACTTTCTAAAATTTCTTTAGGTCTTTCTGGGTCATATCCCTCTGCCCTTCTTTGTCTTTCTTTTACTTTAGATATAAGATTATCTGTTTTAGAAATGTCTTCTTCAGCTTTTATTCTTTCTAAATTGTATTTAAACTCTGCTAAAGATTTTTCATTTTCTAATTGTAACATACTTTTTTTTGCATACATTTCCATTTCTCTTCTAGGCTCATTAAATCCTCTAAGTGCTTGTAATAATGTAGCTAAACTTTGTATTGTTTCGTTGCTTGCCATTTTATATTCCTCCATACATATCTAATAACGATTTACCATAACTTGATTTAATACCATACTCAGAAGCATACTGGTCTAATTGGAATCCAGATGATTGTATATCTCTAATAGCAGATGCTTCTCTTTGTTGCATTTGAAATGCAGATTCTCTAGATTGTAATGCTCTTGCTTCTTGTTGTCTTCCAAACTCTGCTTGACCTTCCATTAATGCTTGCATACCAGAACCACTACCTGCTAGTCCTGTCATACCTACCTGTCCTTGTAATTGTTGCATTCCAAGTCGTTGTTGTTGTATAGCACCAGTTTGTTCTAGTTCTTGTGCTTCACCTAAAAATTGTCTTTGTGTAGCAAAATCTGCACGTTCTGCAGCAGCTGCTTGCTGTAATGCACCATACTGTTGTCCTAGTAAGGTTTGTGCTCTTCTTCGTTTACGTGCTTTACGTTTACGTTCTCTTCTACTTCCAAAAAAACCTGTTATTGCTTTAGCAACAGATACTCCTTGGCTTATCATAGTCATTGTAACTGGGTCCATTTTATTCTCCTCCTTCAAATGGCTCAAATACTTGGCCTAAATCATTCATAATATTTAATATATTAAAACTACTACCTACAACCTTTGATGCATTTTGTTTTGCTTTAATTAACATAGCATCATTTTGACTCATAGATGATTGTTGCTTTTGTAAATCCATAATAGCATTACCAAAGTTTTCTACACGATTTTTCGTTTGTGTTTTCCAAGCAGAATCTCCACCTTTACTATTTGTATTAATTTGTTTTACTGCTTCTTCATAATTACCATCTTGTAATGCTTTATATGCTGATGGAAATTTATTTTTCCAACCTGTTCCAAGTTGAAAGTTTACATCTGTTAATGCTATTTCAAAATCTTCGCTATCAATACCAAGTTCTTTGGCTTGTTCAGATGCTGCATTCATAGCAGTGGCTATATCATTTTCAAACCAACTGCTTGTTGTTTCTTTAGATAATTTTATTGGACTACCTTGTTTGTCTACAGCTACTTTCCTTGTACCGTACTTTGTATTCATATTTTCATATCTATCAATAGAATAATTGTTTAAATCTTTTTCTGTTAATAAATGCCCTGTACCCCCAGTAGCTTTACCTAAACTATCTAAATAAATAACATCTAAAAAACCTTCTTCTTCATTTAGTCTTTCCTGTATTTTTGTTAATTTATCCTGTGCCATAACTTATCCTGTTGTTAATTTGTTAATTGCTTCATTTGCAATTTCATCTTGTTTATTTGTTATTTCTTCTTGAGACCTACCTGTAAAAAATCCTGTTACACCTGCTGCTGCTTGTGTTGATTTTACAGCTTCTAAATCATAATTAGTACCAGGTATATCTTTTATATTTACATTGCTATAATTATAGCCTGTTGATTCTGCAAATGCTGGATTTAGCATCAAACCATTAGTCATAGTTGTATCAAGAGTATTATCTAAATACAACTTACTTGCAACGTCTATTAAATCTATATTAACTTTATCTACTGGTAATATAAATTCTCCTCCCATATCTTCTGTTTCAGAAGGAACAGAATATTCAGGTTTAACTGGTTGTTCTCTAGTATCCATATTACCTAACATTGTAGGCTCTTCTTCATCAAGTTCGTATCGTGGTTTTACTGGTTCAACTAATGATTCTTTAGGAGCAAAAAGACTAATAACATCCATATCAGAATTTAATCTTGGTTTTATATTTAAAGTATCATTTTTCCCTTTAGCCAAAGCTCTTTCCTCTGGTGTTAAATCTTTTAATTCAACATTTTTACCATAAATTCTTTCCCCTATTTTACCACGTAAACTATCAGAATCAAATTCTCCCTTTAAATAATCTGTTTTGAAATCTTTTACAGCACCTTCTAAAGCATACATAGCTTCTTGTCCTGTTTGATATCCTAATATACCTGCAGTAATATCATCAATGACACTACCTTCATTTTTTTTCTTTCTATAAATTTGGCTTAGCTCTCCACGAACTTGTGCCATTATTAAATCTGCTCTACTTGCCATTATTCCTCCTTATGGTGCTATATCTGAACCTATACATGTTATATCTAAATCAGTATTAGACACGCTGTTGTTCGTAAATGTTATTGTTTGTGTATTGTTATCATCAATGTCTTTTACTCTTGTATACTTAAATCTTAAATAATACGTGCTAGCATTAGCTATAATTACAGATGTAGTATACGTATCACTTGTACTAGGTGTAGACGATGTGCTTGCCGCTACCAGCAATGCACCGATTAAACCTGATTGACTACACTGTATTGTGGTATTGCCACTACCATTTGTTAACGTAATAGTTTTACCAGGTGAGTATGCAACTCCATAATATTCAAAAGCTTCTAAAGTAAAATCTACTGGTACATTAGACCAAGCTGTTCCTGCTGCAGCTGTAGTAACATTACTTGTAGCACTATAACTACTTGTATGCAAAGGACTTCCTGTATTAGTACCATTTTGTGCTCTTGCTCTTACATAGTATGTAGTACCAGCTGTAATTCCACTACTAAAAGTATTACTACCAGTAGCATTTCCAGATGCAGTAGTACCTTTAACACTAGGTGTCACATATGCTGTTTGCAAATTACTAGAATTAAAAGTATTTACTGTGTCTATTTGTACTTTCCAATGTCTTGTTACATATGTTTCACCACTTAAATTTACTGTCAAAGCAGAACTCGTTGTTGCTGACAAAGTAATTGATGGTAAATTTGGTACCGCTGAATATTTGGCTATAACATCCCCATCGTCATCTACATTTATAATTACATCGTTATCAGACGATATTGGGTTATCTTGTCCAAACCAACCATTTACATAACTATCTGGTAATGTACCTCCACCTGAACCATCTTGGTTACCGTTAAAATCTCCACCAGTTCCATAAAAATCTACTGCTAAACCTTGTGCATTGTCATATATTTTAGAGTTAACAGCAAAATTAATATCATCTGTATAGTAACCAGTTGCTGTAGCATTATTTGCTGAATTAGTATCGTCAAACTCAGCACATTCTAATAGCTGTGTATTTGTGTAAGGATAAGAAACACTAGTACTTGGTCCTGTTTGTTCTGTTAAATGTTGTAAATCTCTTAACTGATAAGCACCTATCGTTGTTGCAAACTTGTCTTGTATAATAAAAGAAGCACTGTCTATATTGTAAAATATAATTTTATAATACCAAGTTCCTACCGCTAAGCTTGTAAGATTGTCTTGAAAAGAACCAGAAGATGTACCATTTTGAATAAGTGTACCTGGTTCAATAAAAGAACTTCCAGCAGAACTAGACCTGTACAACTGATGAGAATGAGCATTAGAACCGTAAGTCCATGTCAATGTTATAAACTGATTACCTGTTCTTGTAGCAGTTAAATCTCCGTTAGGAAGGCCTGCTTCTGTATCAGATGTTGCTGCAGTAGTTGTTCTTCCTGCACTTGTTGTTCCAATGTTTTGCGAAAGCTCTGTACGAAACCATCCATTAAATGATTTAATATATAAACTTTTACTACCTTGCTGATTTACAATAACTGTATCTCCAATACTTCCTTCTGCATTATTAGGTACAAAGTTTTGCTCTTTTGCAGGAGTACTGTATTGTTGTTGGGCTTCACGAAACTTTTTAACCATTTCTACTTGTTTTCGTATTGTTTTAGGATGTTTGGCGTTAGAATTTTTAATCATCGCTTTACCAACTCTCTATATACAATTTGAATATCGTTAATTTCAAACCCTGAATTTATGGTTCTATTTTGACCATTTGGTTGATAGTTTTGTAATTGCAATGCAAAAGATTTAATACCTTGAAAAGTTGTACCAAGAACAGGTAATTTTGCTGTAGTAAATCCATCTGTACCAGTATGTGGTAAAAAATCTATTTCTACAGCTTGTCCATCAACGTCAGGAACTCCAAACACTTTTATTTTACTTGTATTTGGTTGTTTATAATTTACATATATAGTTTTTATATTTTTCTTTGTATCTGGATTACCAAAATCAAAATCTTTAGTTTGTAAAATTACATCATCTCCAGTAGGTGTCAAAGATTCTGATGGAGCACTCCATTCTTTTAATTCAACATTGCCGCTTGTTGGTTTGCTTAAAAATAATAAATTTCCATTTGTATCATTAACAACGTTAGACATACTATCCATAGATATATAACTACTGTAACTCCATGACTGAGATTTAATATCAAACTGCAATAGTTCCTCAGCATTACTATTAAATATAAATAAACATTTTTTATTAGGGTCGTATGCTATAGTAGCATCATCGTGATAATAAGCTGATTGCCAATTAGCTAATCTTGGTTGTCCTGTTTCATCTAAATTAATATCTATAACTCGTTGTCCATCATATAAATACACAGAAATTTTGTTAAACCAAGCTATAAATCCTTCTCCGTTTACTACATGATAATCTTTTTCACATCCTCTAAATTTATATTCACCTTCTAAAAACTCTATATCTCTTGATATGTTTATAATATATAATGTATTTCTTTTAAATTGTAATAATTGGTTATTAATAGATTCTAATGCTGTTATTTCATCTCCATCATTTACTTCTACATCTATAAAATTATTATCTCTAAATGTATCAAACTTGTTTACATCTGATTTTAACACCGTATCTGATTTAATTACCTTATCAGTACCTTCATAGTAAGATACATTGCCTATATAAGCTCTTCTATTAGCTATAGACGACGTTTTAAACCCTGTGCCTTGTCTACCTACAGCAGATTGATTTAAATTTAAATATGGCTCATTTTGAGATAAAGATAATAATTGTTTTGTATACATATGATTTTCGCCATAAGTACCAAATCCACTTAATGGATATATATAATATTTATTTGTAGATGTAAAAATAGGCATAGATTCGTATTTATCATTACCACCAAAACGTAATCCTTTTGAAAAATCTATATCCATAAATAAATATTTTTGCTCTACAGACTCTACAGATAAACCAAAATCATCTTTATTAATCAATGCCCAATATATTTTAATACCAGTTTGTCTAGGATTTGTTGGTATTCTACCAGCTAAAGCTATATTTAAAGGCCTTGTATATGATTGATTATTACCGCTTATAGAAGGCTGTAATACATCTCCAATATATACAGGATATGATTCTTGATTTCCATAAACATTAGAAGCAAATAAACCATAAAATACTTTCTGGTCACTAGTATATACACGTATATTAGAATTGGTAGAACCTACTCCAAGGTCATCTCCTGTTGTTAATTTATTAAAAAAAACATATAATGCAAATGTACCGTGACCCCCAGATAAAGCCATACTTGTATCTAAAGTTGTATTTAAATTTGCAGCAGTATCTAGGTTATCGTCAGTAATATATCCATTACTAGTAGTATCATCTAAAGAAAGAGTAGTAGGACTATCATCGCTAGTTAAAGTATGATTTAAAACTATTTCAGATACTCCCAAATTAAAAGATTTATCAAAATAATTTTTAGGGTCATAATCATAGCTACCGCTACTAATAGAACTTTTTAATGGTGCTATATATAAATCAGATGCATAATAATTTTCATATAAATGTCCTATATCGTTTGTACCTCCAGCTGTAGTAGCACTGTTATTTCCCATATTGTAAGTTTTTTCTATATAACCAAACCATTTTGGAGTATTATTTGTTTTAGTTGTTTCTGAAGACAATCTTACTTCACCGTCTACTACAAATGTATTTATTCGAGAATCGTCACTTCCATAATCAATTAAAGCAGACGAAGTGCTTCCGTCTATTAAATTGTAGGCATAAACATTTTCATTAGCTGCGTCATTTACTAACAATAATTCATTTTGAGAAATACTTGGTTTGCTAGCACTATCAACATCTCTATCAAAAGATAAATATGTTAACCCATTACCTTTATAAAAAGTAGATTGACTTTGACTAAAATTGTCACCTGACGGATTAAATCCGTCATAGGCATGAATACCACCAAACAATCTTAACTTACCTGGTATTTCATTATCCAAACCATTTAAAATTTTAAATTGATTATCTGATAAATCTCTAGGATTTGTATTATTATCTAGCCCACCACTAAAATTATTTACGTTTATACTTTTTTTTGGCATTTGTCTTCTTCTTTTTTTTGTTATACAATCTTCTAGTACTATTAGTAGAAACTCCTTTAGACTTTCCCCCGATAGATTTACTTGTTACCGTCAATTAACTCACCCCATAAGGTTGTTTTACCATCAGTTATCTCTACTACTTCTACTTTAAATTCACCATTGTCAAACCAGTCAACAATAGCAAATGCGTGACCCCAGTTATGTAGTCTACCCTTTAACCACTTGTTATTCTCATGTGACATATCTTTTAAACATCCCATAGACCAAGCACCAATGTTGCCATCAAACTTTGTCATAGTATGTCGTTGTATGTCGTGGGTATGTCCATACATAACATTTTCACCATACGACTCTAAATGCTTCTTAGCATGATACGTAGTCGCATACGCACCATGAAAGAATACTAACTTACCTACTTGGATTGGTAAGTTGTACTCTGTGTATTGGTATCCTCTTTCTTTAATTCTGCACGCTTTAAAAAATGCATAATCACTAAGATAGGGATACTTGTTAGCGAAATTATCCAACCAGAGGTCGTGATTACCTTGGAGGAGATACTTTTCTTTACATTTAACTTTCTTAAGTACTTCATCCCATTCATCTAATCCTTCATTCACTAACCTTATTTCTTCATCTACTAAAGGTAGTTGAAACTCTAAAGGTGGTAGTTTTTTATCTTTGTACTTCCAAGCAGAACAAGATTCCCATTCTCCAACATCTCCTAAGTTTACAAACACCTTAGGTTTAACTTTGAGTATTGCTTTCTTAACACATTCTACTGCAGCTCTATCCTCTAGTGGATAATGCTGGTCAGGTATTACGATACCACGTTTTTTAAGTTTCAATGAAACCTCCTATTATTTAAGTGCTTTTTTAATTTCTGCAAACAACTTGTCGTCTAATTTATTTGAAGACTTAGATACTAAGTGTTCTCCTAAATGTAATACGATAGCTTTCAATACTTTTTCAGTACCTAGTTTTGCAAGTAACTTTCCTAAAATCGGTCCCATTATTTTACCTCACAATCTTTTTCACAAGCTTCAAGGCCTTTCATATATCCTTGGTGCTCTACAATCATTTGTTTAACTTCAGCTAATCTTTCGTTAGCTCCTTGTAATTCCTGTACAAGTGCATTATGTTGTTCAACCAAAGATTCCATCTTTGTTTGTGCTTCTTGTCTTAGGTCTACTTTTTTTTCTTTTGCCATTTTACTGGTCTCCTTATTTTATTATCTGTAAGCTTTTGTTTTCTTGGCTACCTTCTTAGGTTGCTTAGAATGTTGCTTTCCTTTTTTAGTATCTTTTCTTTTTTTACGTGTAGTAGCTGCATATTCTTTATCACTAAGTGCTTTAATAGCAGCGTCAGGTAAATAACGTTCACCAGTTTCTGATGACTTTTTACCAGACTTTGTTCTCCACTTTTGCTTAGTCCACTTTTTTAAACTTTGTTGTGACTTAGCTAATGCCATCATTTATAGCCTCCACCTGCTGCTTTATATCGTTTAGCAAGCATTTGTGCTTTACGAGCAGACCATTGTCCAGGCCTTCCGCCCTTACTACCAGCTTTAATTACTTGAAACAATCGTTTACGCATTGATGGTTTCGTGTAATTACCAGCTTGGTTTACTTTTGATTTAGCTTTTTTTGGCATTATTTTTTACTTTGCTTTTTTATTTTTTTTATAGACTGACTTTTTAATATAGCAGTTTTTCTTTTTTGTCTTCTTTCTTCTCGTTGTTTTCTTAACACTTCAGAAGTTACAGGCTTTCTTTTTTGTATTAACATGTCCCTAACATCCGTTGATATTCGTGGTAAAGATGTAGACCTATTCATTTGTCTATCAATAGGTCCATCATTCATATTGTCTGTACTATTCTGTCCTGTACCTTTTTGTGTTTGTTCATAATTGTCAGTACTATTCTTTTTCTTTGATGGTCTACCAACTTGACTACCGTATGTTCCTTTACCTTGTGGCATAATGCCCTCCTTTTACCATTTAACTTTATTTGCCCAATATGCTGCAGACATTTTGCCTTTAGCTATATTCTTAGCGTGTCTTGCTTTAAAACTTCTTCTACGTGCTTTACCAGCTGCTGTTTTAGGAGCTTTACCAGCACCACTAACGCCTTGTTGACCAAAACGTATAGTCTTTACCTTGTCTCCAACTTTAGCGACCACTACGTGCGATTTTTTAGGATGACTAGGTGTACGTTTAGGTTTATTATATCCTGATACACCAGCTCTAGTTAGTCTTGAATCTTTCTTTCTAGCCATTACCCTTGTCCTCTACTTTTCTTTTTGTAGTATTTACTACTAGTTTTAGTTCCATATTTGGTATTATTAGACATTCCTTGACGTGTTTTCTTCTTCCCGTTGCTTTTTCTAACAGCATTATTTCCGAATACTTTACGCATGATGTGTAATATACTACCTATTTAACTTCTTTCCTAATACTTTCTATAATAGTTTTTTCATCAAAACTCATAGAAATACCAGGTTCAAATCTTTTTACTTCTACACCTTCTTTAAGTACAATAATAGTAGGAACAATATCTATGTTCCATTCTTTCACTATTACAGCACCAACTGTTTTATTTTCAATATCTATTTCAGCTATATAACATAACTTGTTTAGTTGTTCTATATTAACTCTGTTTTGATAGTTCCAAGATGCATTTACCTGCACTACTGCACATTTCTGTATATTTAATGCTTGTATCTGCTGAAAACTATCCAAAGATACTGATTGCGAGTATAACGACGAGGTAAACAACCCAAGTCCCAATAACCACATACTTATCAATTTTTGCATAATCCATCCTAGTTGTTATTCATGTTTAGTAAAGTCTCGTTGATACTTCTAGTGTCTTCTTTAATATCATCTACCTTATCTTCAAGTGCCTCTACTTTATCTTCTGTATTCATAATACTATTACGTATCATTTGGTCTTTTAAATCATACTCTGTTCTACTTACAGGAGGTTCTGGTAATTCTTTAGCTTCTTCTATATCTGCTTGTAAATTATACCAAAGACCTACTACCATAAATATAGAAACTCCTACACTAATAGCTGTTTCTATACTGAGAGTAAATTTAGTTCCTTTATCTACTTCCATCGTTTTCTCCTATAATAAGCCTAATACCATAGCTATAACAATACCAACAGCAGTAATACGTGCAATGTTTTGTTCATTAGTACGTACTCTACCATTTTGCTCTTTAACTAATTCTTTAATCTCTTTTATATCGTGATAAATATCAATTACTTGAGCTTCTATTACAGCTACTCTTTCAGCCATTTGTTCTCTGTATTCACTTACTTTCATTATTTATCCTATGTAAATTCTCCACCGATAGTATGACTTACATTAAATGGAGCGGTTCCTATATTATCTAACACTATTTCTGCTGCTATTACTTGGGTAGCTTGTAAAGGATTATTAGTTCCTCCAACCTTATCTACTGTATCTAAAGGTCCACCATCTGCTCCAAATGTATTTGTTATACTATTATATGTACTCCCAGTACACAAACTAGCTAAGCTTATGTTAGTAGTTTCGTTACAGTCACTTCCATTTTTTAAGCTACTTCCTACACCTACATTTGTACCAGTTATTCTGGGTGTAGCCATTACTCAGCATCTCTAATTGCTATATAGTCTGCTAATTCTGATTCACACTCAGTAAGTTGTGCTTCTAAATTAGCTTTATGTGCTTCACATTGTGATATAGCTTCATCTACTGATTTAACATCAGTATAATCCACCACTTCTACATCACTACCTGATGCATCTTGCATCGTTCTTGTATGCTTGATTTCTACCATTTTATGTGAATCAGCTACAACTACTTCTTGTAATTTTTCTGCGATTACTTTAGCCATTTAACTTCTCCTCTAATTTGTTAATTTGTTGTTGTTGTTCTTTTATTGCCTCTATAAGTAGAGGTACAATCTTTTCATATTTAACTGCTTTATATCCACTATCTCTTTCTGTAACTACTTCAGGTAAGACTTCTTCTATTTCTTGTGCTATAACACCTACATCGTGTCCTTCATTTCCATGAATAGTTTTCTTTTCTTCTTCAGTCAATTCTTTCCAGTCAAATGATACACCACTAATCTTTAACACTTTTTCTAATGCACTATCTAATGGTTTAATGTTTTCTTTTAATCTTTTATCAGAAGTTGAGAATGCTACAACATCATTACTAAAATCTCCTCTACCATCTGTGGTACTTGCAGCAACTCCTACACCAAGAGCATCTTCAACTTTTAATCCATTTCCATTTAATGTCATGGCAGTGCTTCCACCTATATAATGAAAGTGCTGACTACTTGTACCAGCATATAACAAAGTACCACCTTGTAAAATTCTTGCATAATTACTTTGAGTTCCAAACTCGGCATAACCATTACTATTTTGTGCTCTCATAGTTACTAAAGCATTAGAACTTACTGTATCTGCTATGTGAAGCAAATCTGCAGGTGAGTTAGTTCCTATACCGACATTAACATTACTGAAATAAGCATTTTGAGTTCCACTACCTGCTACAAATCTAAGTCTTTCAGTTTCTCCACCTGCACTACCATTATTAGACATTAAGATTAAATCTCCTCCTGTATGTCTATTAGTTACATAATGGTCATCATTGTTTGCATACAATGCTCTTCTATAATTAGCATCAGATACTCCCATAAATGCTATTGAATCTCCACCATTATCTAATCTTACTTCTCCATTTGTAACGAAATTTCCAGTAGCTCTTACATCTCCACTAACATCAAGTTCATAATCAGGTGATTGAGTTCCTATACCGACATTACCTGATGAGTCTATTTTCATTCTTTCAGCAGCATCAGTCCAAAATTCCATATCATTAGCAGAGTGGTCATATTGAATTACCCCTCTCCAATTATCATTTGCACCTCTACCATCTGCAAAAGAAAGAGCTCCTTTACCAGTAGTTGTATCTGAAAAAATTTGTATTCCAGTATAATCTGAAACACTTGGACCACCAACAATAACTTGATGAGCTGAACCTGCAATAGCACCACTACCTGAAGTTCCAAATTCTGCAATAGCTGCACTACCATTAGATGTAGTTGTATATTCTACTTGTAGCTTAGAATCAGGCGATTGAGTTCCTATACCGACATTACCACCAGCAGTAATCGTTGTAGCTGTACTGCCATTTGGTCTTATAAAAATATCATTAGCACCTATGGTATCTATAAATGCTTGACCATTCCATCTCAAAACATCTCCACCATCTATTCTTACATTACCAGCTATATGAAGTTTATCTCCTGGTGATGTAGTTCCTATACCGACTCGTTCTGCAGAACCATCTATAAATAAATTATTTACATAAGCACTACTATCACTTTTCAAATTCCTGAAAATAATGTCTTGCCCTGCTGTTTGATTGACAATATATAAATCATCACTATAAGAGTATATTCTACCATCTTGTCCTTCACCAAATTCTATTGCCTGTAAATCATTAGGTAATTGAATATGCCCAGTAGTATCTTTAATTATAAATCTTGTTGCTACACCATTTTCATCAATTTTAAAATCTCCATTTAAAGCATATAAATCATAAGTATTGGTAGTAGTGATTAACTTATTGTAAGCACCATAACCTGCTGCTGTTGATTCTGTTCTAAATACTGCACTACCATTAGCATAATTTCTTATACCACCATTGACATCTAACTTATGTGCAGGTGAATTAGTTCCTATACCGACATTACCTGATGTATCAATTCGCATTAATTCAGAGTCTGCACTATCTGCCCATCTAAACTCTGCTTGACTTGGTGATGCTTGTTTTGCTCTAAATAGCATACCCCAATTACTATCAGAATAAATACTACCTGCTGCATAATTTCCATCTGAACCAATAGTTAAAGAATCGTTTAATGTTAAATTACCAAGAATAGAAGTGTTATATCCAAGTGTTATGCTATCTACTGCATCATTACTTGCATTAGTAGTTATACTTAATGGATAAGTACCAGTATTATTTAATCTAATACTATAACTACCACCATCTGCCACAGTCCACCAAGCAGGATTATTTGTAACATCTGTTTCATTTAATCTTATAATAGAATATACACTACCACTAATATCTAAAACTCCACCACTATAAGTTAATTCTGATTCTGTAGAAACAGTACCATCGCCATCATCAGTAATCAGTCTGTTTGCACCTCCACCAAAACCTACTTCAGTTAAATCAATG